GGGAAATTTGCGGTTTTTGGATCTTGTTCTTACTTGGATTTTTCAGAACAAAAGGTATGAACACAAAGATATAAAGGAAACTCGAAGTTTATTAGAACTGGAACTCTTACAAACTCACAAGCTCGAAGTAAGCAACTGAGTGTATGACTCGATGCCTAGCAACGAGAGGGGGTGCCTCCTTATATAGAGCTTTGAAGGCTCACGCTAAGTATGGTCGGGTGCTCTTTGGGCCCCATCGACACCATAACTTTAGGTGGCGTATCACATGCTCTCTGGCACTACCTACTAAGAATCTATCCAACGTACAATTATTGAAACACCTTTGCTTAGTCTTCACGCAAAGGTAGCACTACGTATAATTATTGAAACACCTTTGCTTAGTCTTTACGCAAAGGTACAATTATTGGTGCCAATAAGTGCGTAGGTGGGTCCACCACTTCCGCTCAATCATCGTTGGCAATGTCCAGGGAATCTTGGCTGCACAGTAAATTGGGTTTTGGGCATGGCCAGGCTAGCATGTAGGCCTCCTCTTCAACCTTGATATGTTTCAAGGCCTTCTGGATCAAGTCATCATACTTGTCTTCTTGGAGGAACATAACTACTAACCTTGACAGTGTATCGGCGAGAACGTTGTCCTTGCCGTCAATGTGCTCAAATGTCACCACGACACCTAAACCTGTAATGAAATCAGAAAACGTTAGCCACCTTACCCGGGATGGCTTGTTCTGTGCAATTTTGGCGTAGAACGAGACTATGGCCTGGCAGTCCGTTCTGATTGTGAGCGCCTTCTTGTCCAAGTAATAAATTTTAAATTTGTCCAAGCTATTGATTACGGCCTGGATCTCAGCATCTATAGTGCTCTTCACAGCGGGGAACCTCCCACTGGCATAGGCGCAGACCTTCTCGCTCGCCTTTGTTGCTCCGGGCATCTTCCACTTGCAGATGCCACCCCACCCATCCATACATCCGTCTGTTTCAAGTATCATGACGGCGTCCCTGGGGGGTAATTCCATTTCAGGCAGGTTCGCAACCTGCTTCTTGATCTGCTGAACAAGCGCCCAATCCTGCTTGTTCATTCTTTTCTCACCTTTGGGGGATATTTTTGAGTACAGAGGCCCCAAAGTCTTTCCAAGGTTCGGGATGTAGTTCCTGGCGTAGTTCAGGATCCCGAGAAACTGACGCAGTCCCTTAGTGTTATTAAGCTTTTCTTCTTGGAATTCAGTCACCTTCTTAATGATATGAGGCTGGAGCTTAATCCTTGACTGCCCTATTGTTGCACCCAGGAAGTCTATCTGAGAAACCCCGATTTTCATTTTAGTAGGGCTCAGAACCAGACCGTTCTTTTTCACGATCTCCAGGAACTTCCTCAAATGTTGAACGTGCTGCTGGGGAGTTTCAGAAAATACTAATATGTCGTCAATGTAGACGGCAATGAACTCTTCAGTCCCCTTAAAACAACCGTCCATCTTTCTTTGGAAAACCGCAGGTGCATTCTTCAGTCCGAATGGCATCACAAGCCATTCGTATAAGCCATCAATTGCCCAAAACGCTGTCCATGGTATGGACTCAGCTTCCATGGCAACTTGGTGGAAACCACTTTTGAGGTCGAATTTGGAGTAAATTTTCGACCTTCCAATCCTCTGGATAATTGTATTTATCCCAGGCAGAGAATACTGGTCCTTTTCAGTGTTGTCATTTAACCTTTTGTAGTTGAATACCAGTCTCTGTTTTCCTTTCTTTTCCAGGCCTGTTTTGGGATCCACCTCTGTCCCAGACTCCACTAGCATAGCAGTTGTCCTATGCTTACTTGCAGAGGGCCTGATAACCTTCAGCTTCAGCAATTGGTCTATGTGCTTCTGCATGTCTTCTTTCAGTTTTGGCGTGACATGCTTCAATGGTCTGTCCTCAATGATCATGTCTGGGTTCTTGATCTCCAGACGGCACTTAATCTGGTTTTGCGACCAATGTTTCAGGGGCTCCTCCCCTATGTAGCCTGCCTCCTTCAGGTTTCTGAACAACTGGGAGTCCACTATCTCCCTGTTGATGTAGCCTTTCTCCTCGTCCATCAGGGCTATGTCGTAGTACTCGTCCTCATTCAGGTCGAGTTCTTCTATTGAGGCCACAGTGAATGCTTCCTTGGATGTATCTATGTGGGTGGTCAGTTTGTAGAATGTGATCTTATCTCCTTCGATCCGAACTCCACCTTCGAGACTTCTTATGAAGTTACATCCAATTATCATGTCGATCCCTTCTGATAAGGCCACCTCCAAGGCCATCGTCCTAGGGATTCTGTAGTACTGTTCTCCAATCCAGATTTTTCCTCCTTTCAGGACCTGGTTTGTCTTTGTTATGGAGTTGACGCCTTTGATTGTATAATTCATACTGGCTTCCTCCAAACAGTTGGCCGGGATCCTTGAGCTTCTCACGACACAGATGGTAGCCCCTGTGTCCAGAATGGCATTCAGTCTTGTTATTACCCCGTTAATTTCCAGGGCAATCTTTAGGTTGTAGAGCCCGTTGTATCTTGGGCCGGCTCTTAACCTCTCATAAGAGAATACCTTGCTTTCTTCCTCTTCTAGGAATAAGGCGTTCTCAGTTGTTTGCTGGGCTTCTTCCAGGGCTTCGCACTTGGCCTGCTCTCTCTCCAGTAGTTCTGCTAGCAGGGCCTTTTCCGCCTCCAGCTCTCCTATCTTCATCTTGTTTTTGGCTTGCTCCTTCTCCAGTAATTCAGCTAGCAAGGCCTTCTCAGCTTCTAGTCTTTCAATTTCCTTTGCCGTCTCTTCCGGTGTTTCTTCAATTATCTCCGTCAGTCCCTTAGCTTTGTATTGCTTGATCTCGTCTCGGGACATGTTTACTTCTTCTATCAGAGCCCTCTTTTCTGCTTCTAGGTCTCTGATGATCTCCTGTTGCCTCAGGGCAATTTCCCGCCAGTTGGGTGAGGCATAGGCCACCTGGTTCTGTTCTCTAGGGATCGTAACATCATAGCAATACTGGCTGCAGAGACAGCATATGATGATCCCACACTTTCCGCAATCCATCCTTCCGCCGCTTCTCGCCTTTAGTCCACAGGCACGGCAGTCAGCTTGCTCAGTCTTCGTGAAATCCCACTCATGCAGACAGTGGAATTCCTTTCTGGATACCCGAATTTGGGTCCTCCATGTATTTGGTTTTCCAATGAGGAGTTGCTCTGGCTCCATCTCGTCTTCCAGGGCATATATCTCTTCAATTCCTCCCGTCTCTCCCTCAGATAGAGAGTAGACATCAGATAAATCATCCTCATTTTCACCGACGGACACCACCTCCATTCCGTCTTTAAGCTCCAGGTCTTCAAGGACATTGACTCTGTCCATTATCTTCCTAGGGTTACGGCAGTCCCTAGCGAAGTGACCTTCTTCTCCGCACGCATAGCATTTGCATTTTCTGTTCTTCAAATGCTTTGATTTGTCAATCCTCACATGTGTCTTGTGAGGTTTTCCTCTATACGTGGTCGTCTTCCTCAGACCGTACTTCTTGGTAGGCTTCTTGTGGTAATACCCGGGTATTGGGAATTCTTTGCAAAAATTGAGGTTCTTGATCGACCTTTGGTAGGCGTCTTCTTTGCAGGCCTCTTCCAGGTAGTTTTGCAGAAAAGTAATTCTAGCAGGTACGCCGATAGTGTTACCTGGAAATTTCTTCTTAAAGGCCTCAGCTGCTCTATCCCTCAGCCCATCAGGCAGCTTAGTGAAGAACTCTTCCGAGAGTTCCTGTGAAGTCCACATGCGGCCAGATCGTGCAGCTAGGTCGAAATAGGAAAGCATATATCTCTTCACAGCTTCCCCATTGAAGTCATTGCACACAAGGCTTTTAATGGCCTTGTAAGCGGCATCCTGGGTTAGAGTTGTGCCGCTCTTAGGATCTTCCAGATAGAAGATTCGTCTGATTTGGGACAAGATATTCTGAGTCCCATTATTTCCCAGCGCTTGTCCCTTCATGGCCGTGTATTCAGCTTCATAAGCCATCCTCCAGGTCTGGAAAGTTATCTTCTCCATTTCACCGAGCATATTTTCAATGTAAATCAGTTTATCTTCGGCTGTCGGGAAGTTCTTGTCTGCTAAGAAGTTGAGCACAACTGACTCCCATCTTTCAAAAACCTTGGGGTCGAAGTTTGGGGGCATTATAAATATGGCCCCTGTCTGCTGTTGTGCCGACGGTAGTTGGAAATTCTCCGAAGGGTTCTTCCATCTGAATCCTCCTCTGAAGCCAAAACTTCTTTCACCTTCTTTGTATCCACTCGCACTGGTGGATGGTGCATATCCAGAAGGTCCTGTCATGTCCACATCCGCAGGCCTGTAGTCTAGGGCTGGGGGCCTGTAGTCGGATGTCACAGAGGACATGCCTATCACTTCATTAATTGCCTTGGCGTCAGGATATTCCAAGGCTGCAATGTTTAGGCTCCTTACGGATTCCGCAAGGGATTCCGTTTCTGAGTCCGAATTGCTTGGACTCGTCAAGTCTTGAACTTGGGAGAGGAAGGTTTGAATTACCTCTTCATCCCCCACCAACGCTTCCGAAGTGGTATCAGCCACTTCATAGTCTGCATCATAACCTAGCTCGCGCTCCAGGGCTAGCCAGGGGTCTTCTTCTTCTTCCTCGACATCCAGGAATGCCACGAGATGTTCGTCATCTATCTCGTCATCATGCTCATTGTAAACGGGTGGTTTACTTGAGCTACTAGCTTCATAGTCACCAAAACGAATAGAAAGAGTACCATCATAGCGGGTAGAAGTGGTTAAGCTTGATGGTTGCATAGGGACCACAACTTGAGATGGTCGTAGAAGCCATTCTCCGCCCTGGAACTGTCGGGCAGACTTCTTAGTAGCATTTATGGCTTTTACCCCTTTAGATCTGAGGTATTCTGCTACTTGTTCTATCCGGTAAGCAAAGCCCACATTTGGAGTGTTGGATAATCGGGCTGTAATACTTCTGGTGATCAGGATATTAGCCTCTCCTCCTTGCCAAGAGTCATATCCTTTAGTTCTGATGGAGATCTGAATATGACGATAAAAGTCTTTGATCGTCATCATAATGTCTGGAATCACATATACCAGTTGATTCCCCTCCGCCAGATCTACCTCCATGGCAGCAATGATTGAGGTGTCATCTTCATGCCATCTTGTATCTCGGAACACAATGAAAGCCAGTGTTCCAGCAAATCTTCTGTGCAATATTTGGAATCTCACCTGCATGACTTCTAAATGCACGTACTCGAATCCTGCCCTTTCCAGGGCCTCATATGATTCTCGAACAATAAATGTCCTGTCTTGCTGGTCATTTGCGAGCACCAGCATACGTTCTTCGCTTCGGTGGTGATATACCCGGTGGTGGACGTCGTCTCTCCGGGTCATGTACAGGACCTCTGCAGGGACGGTCCTTGCTCTCTCTGACATGGACCTTTGTAGTTCCACATCCGGATCCATAAGCAACGCCAGGGTGTGCTCCCTTGGCTGTCTTCCCACAATAGTTCGCCCAATATTGCCTAGACTTCTGGCAACTCGTTGAGCTTCATAGCGCGCCCTCTGCGCCCTTCTGTAGTCGCGTATTTGGTCTTCGACCAAAGGTTGGCCTGGTTCTGTGGTGGTGGTAGAGCCAGATCTTCCAGTGACTCGTCCTCTGTTGGCCATCACTGCTTGACTTCTTTCAGGATGTTGTAGGGGTTTCTTATCACCTTCAGATTACCTCCTACTTCTCTCGGCCTTGGTTCGCCGATGTGTAGATCACTGAGTTTACTTGTGATCTTGTCAAGCGCTTCCTTCCAGTTGGGGGCTTCTGTTCCTGCTGGAACTTTGGCCGCTTCAATATTCTTCACTCTCGCTTCAAGTCTCAGTAACTTGTCGTCGAGAGAGGCGATCTTAGTGTCTAACCGCACTAAGAGGAACAAGACTGAGTTTAGCTGTCTTGATATGGAAGAGATGTTGGGGGTGTCTGACTTCGCTGTAAAGCCAGTGGCCGCTTCCCAATCTTGAGTTGTCGCCGCTAGTGCTTCTTGGTAAACAGCGCTTGCTCTGGAGTTAGCAAGGCTCATCAAGCGAGAAGGACTCGCTCAAGCCTGTGAATCAAGGCTTCTACTTTGTTCACCTTCGAGGATAGTTCTTCAATCAGGGCCTCCGTCTGCTTTTCAATGAACTTTGGCTGCTCGGAGATCTTGATAACTAGTCCCTCAACGTCCTCCTTGGATAAGGGCTTGGGGATCTTCTTCAGTTGGACGATCTCCTTCTGGAGGTTGTTGTATCCTCCGATTAGCTCCTGGATCGCCTGCTGTTGTGAGAGCACAGCCGCCTTGTTTGCTCTCAGATCCTTTTGCAGTTTTGCGTTGTCTAAACGCAACTCCTTTATCACGTCCTCACTGCACCTGTGGATAGCAGCAAGAGTGACCTTGTTGCCAAGGTCGTTACGATAACACAGAATATGGAGATTATGGGCTAAATCTTTATTCTTGACGTTCTCCTGACCGGCTAGGTCTAAGTACTCGAGGTTGGCTACCTCTAGGGTGTGAGAATTTTTGTAGTCAAGAAGTTTTTGCTCCCAAAAGGATTTGGACATACGACAGAGAATAAGTTGGGTTGTGATCAAATTTCAAACAATAAGGGCTACCTCAGGGATGTCCTAGTTCGTCCTCCGAATCCTACCATACTCCTATGCTTTTTCCAGATTATTGCCGTTAGTGCTTAAAACGGGTGGATTATTTCTTTACACTAGTATGTCACTACTAACAGATCTTACCTTCGTTCTTTGTCACGATTAGTCTCTTCCAGTTTTTGGTCAATCGTACAGCAAGCTCACCCGACTCATCCCTATACGGCTTCCTCGCCTTCGGCGGGACCTGCAGTCTTTTGCTTGCAACACAATCTTTTCCTCAACTGGTTAAAACTTGATCTAGACTTAGAACTCTGGTCGTTTTTGCTAGTAATAGCAGCATAGTATAAAGATAAAACCATACACCGTAGTGAACTCCTTAAGCAGAATCCAGAAAAATCAAAACAGTATAGTATAAACCAGATTAGAACATACAGACAGAGCCCTTTGGGCCCTTATTAGGGTTTTACCCCAGTATAGACATACCTTCAACTCAGCTCTGATACCA